AACTATAGTATAACACATAATCTCTGAAAGGGGAAGAGGTTTGATAGTTCTTTAACCTATCTTCAGCGTCCACAGCCATGCCTACCTTGACCCAACCATCCCAAGCTTTGTTGGTGATAATGTATACCTCACCTTCCGCACTCTCCTTGTAGTTTTCCAAGGAACTAAAGGCCGCTTCCTCAAACCCTTTGTATCTCCCTGCTTTGTACAGAGGGTGAGACTTAGACACATACTTACCATCAACCCACATTCTAGTGTTTTGTCTAGCCTGTTGAGAATTAGCCCTTCTGCGTCCTCCGTCTACACCATTTAAATACCACCACTCTCCTTCTTCAAACACATATTCACCGCCTCTTGTGTTCGTGGGGTTAGTGGGTGTCTGCCCAACTATCTCCAACTTTAAATTCCCCTGCGAGGGGGCATTTGAGTTTGTAGTGGAGTCCTGCGGCTTCGACACAACTGGTTGCAAGTCTTCCGAAAACCTCTGCTTTCTCTTCTCTAACCTCTGTCTGGATTTCATCGTGTATGTTTCCTATAAAGTTATAGTTAATGTTCCACTTAGTTGCGTACTCATCCAACAAACACAAGGCTTTCTTCATAACAATAGCCCCTGCGGATTGCAACAAAGTGTTCAGTGCCGCGTGTTGTGACCGTACATAGACCCTTCGCCCATCCAAGCCAAGAACATAGCCTCTTCCAGATGCCACTCCAACTCGTTCTCGTAGTCTTCCAAGAGATGGCGTATTTCCAAGGAATTTTTCCTTAAGTCGTTTACCATCCTTTGCAGTTCCTCCAACGATACTTCCGATCTTGGCATCTCCTGCACCATAAAGGAAAGCGTATATGAAAGTCTTTGCTTGGTCTCTAGTTTCAAGGCCGCTAGCCAACTGATTTGCCGTGTGAATGTCTCCTGTGAGAATTTCATTTGTATAGCCCTCATCGTTCATGTAATGTGCAAGCATCCGTAACTCAAGACCGCTTGCGTCCATACCTACAAGTTTGTAACCTTCTGGTACTGTCCATACGTCCCTGCACTCCTTACCATAAGGGGAGTAAACCGCAGGTACTTGACCCATGTTAGGACTTGAATGAGTCATACGTCCTGTCACTGCACCGTTAGCATTGACATAGCCATGCACTCTACCATCCTCCTTAACAGCCTCCAACCAACTCTGAACCTGCGCCACACGCTTCTGTATCATAAGATACTCAGCTATCAAAGCGGCCTGTGGTATGCCCTTCACTGTACCTAGCACTGCCTCATCAACGATGGCCTGTCCTGTCTCAGTGAATTGCTTAGGTTTCCATCCATAGTATTGCAAGTGTCTGCCTATCTGCTGTCTTGAGCCTAGATTAAACACAGGGAAATCTATGCGACTAAAGGGTGCTACCGCTGTCTCCCATTGATCACCCAGAAACTTTAAACCTACAATAGAGAGATAACCATTCTTCTTAAACTTAGGTGTAATCTCTTTGACAAATGTTGGCAATGGTTTAAAAACCTCATGCACTTCATCTTCAAGGTCATTCTTTTTCTCCTTTAATGTAGCCAATAAATTGTATGCCTTTCCTTGGTCTAAGAGCCAACCTGTTTTAATCTGCTGAGTAACAATGCTTTGTACTTCATGCTCAAGATCAATGCTCTCAGACTCAAAACCTCTAAGTTCAGAAAGCAATCTCTTGTACACCAACGTATTAACTCTAACGTCCTGTATACAATACTCCAACATATCATACGAAAAAACATCCCAAACATTATGATCTCCTTTAGGGCAATTAAGTATAGTACCCCAGTTATCTAAGGAATGACCACCCTCTCTTGACGGATTAGCTAATCGGGACATTACCAGTGTGTCAGTTATTTTACACTTGCTAAAGTCTACCGCTAGTAGTTTCTCCAGTACAGGTATGTCATACCCTATAAGGTTGTGACCAATTAGTTCGCACTCGTCCTGTAGTTGTAACCAAGTTATAAATTCAGGTAGTCTATCTCCTGACCAAGTAAGGGAATCATCGTGACCTATCTGTCGCACAACAATACACCAAATGGTATCAGGGTCAAGGCCATTGGCTTCAATGTCAAGTACAAACTGTTTCATTAAAACTCCGATTCTTCACCCATAGGGCAACTAGTTTCAATCATCCGACCTGTCTCTTTATCGTAGTAAAGGTAACAAGCCGCACCAGTGAGTCCAACAAATCTGTTCTTGAGTACACGAACTGTTGTGGTGTTCCGTGTCTCAGGGTCAGCGTGTTGCTGATCTCGTTCAAGTCCAATGACCATATCACTTAGCTGTGCAATAGCCGCTGAACCTCTGAGTTCTCCCAAACTAATCTTACCACCATCTTCATGCGCCTTTGAGCCGCTAGGTCTACGCAAGTGTGATACTAGGAATAGCCCTACACCTGTCTCTTGAACTAGCTTTCTAAGGTTAGTCATAATGCTGTCGATGGCTTTACGCTCGTCACCATTGTCCTGATCACTGACCACGATACTCAGGTGGTCAAGAATAATCCACTTGCAGTCCAACCCTTTAGCCATATAACGTATGCGCCCAAGTAGGTTGTCCTCATTAGTAGAACCCCAGTGATCAAACATATAGATGCGCCCAGAGCCTAACGTCTTATCCCAATAACTCTTCTTCTCTTCCTCAGAGATAGTTTGGTTAAGATGTAATTGCTTCTCAGCTTCAATGGACATGATGCCTAATGCTGTCTTAGGTATGTCCTCCTCCAACGCTAGGATGCCTATGTTGTCCTCCGTAGCACCTAACAGGTAATGCTCTAACTCACGTACCATTTGAGACTTACCCATGCCGCTACCACTAGTGATTGTGACTAACTCACGCGGACGGAACCCATAGGTGTACTCATTCAGACAAGCCCAAGGATAGGGTATGGACTTAACATCAGCTTGCTTGATGATTAAATCCCAAGTCTCATTACCTGCAATGATTCCATCGGGCTGATATGACTTAGCGTTCCACCACTCACGAACAAAGGCAGTGACCTTGTTAGCCTTGAGCATATCCCCTGCGTCCTTCATGGACAATACGACATTCTTTGCCTTGTTGGGGGTGAACAAATCAAGGACTGACTTAGCCGCTAACTGCCCTGCTTTATCTGCATCAAAACAAATGACCACATTCTCAAAGGACTCTAACCACTCAAGGTTTTCTTTAATGTCTTTTGATGCTCCGCTTGCGCCACTTCTAATGGAGACAACAGGCCATTTTCCGTCAAACATTTCGTGAACGGCAAGTGCGTCTGCCTCGCCCTCTGTGACCGTAATGTATTTACCGCCACCCTTGAAAGCTTGTTGACCGAACAACCCAACATTATTAAATTCTCCTGTAGCATAAAAGTTCTTGTTGTCCACGATGCGTACCTTAGTGCCTAACACTGCACCTGAGTCCTTGTCGTGGTATGGGTAATGGTGTTTGCTGACCTTCCCATCAGGGGCAAACTCAACGGTGACTCCGTACTTCTTAGCCACCTCTTGGCTTATTCTCCTGTCAGGGATTGCCGCTACTGTTCCTGTCATTTCCAAATGCCTCGCTTTTCTTTGTGTTGCTTGTTCTATAACCTGACCGTTCCCTTTCTCGTAGTAGCCACAACCACCTGAAAAACAGGTGGCGTGACCATCGGAATACCTCGCCAAGTTATCCCTTGAGCCACACTTAGGGCATGGCTCATGTCGGACAAACGAGGATGTCATTTAGAAGTCCTCTCCACCAGTATCTTCCGCTACCTCTAAGACCTTGATCTTATTGAGGTAGGTAGACATCCCATGTACAGGATGGGGCTGACCTTCCGCCCATAGTACACGAACCTTAGACCCTCTGCCAATGCGACCTTTAAAAGCACCACCATCAGCATCAAGCACAGGCACACTGTACTTAGTTGAGAACTTCCGTTGCTTTGCGCCCTCATACTCACGCAACTTAACACCTTTGCCTTCCAACTCGTCAGCGGTTGACTCATCCAAGGTTAGGACAACTGAATACTTACCAGTTGACTGACCCTGATACATCTCATGCTCGTCCAAGTTTTCAAACGCTAATAGACCTTCTAATACTGCCATAGTTACTACCTCTTTTTTTCTCTAGCTTAGTGAATGACTCTTATGTATAACTTTTGTAACTTGTTATAACTTAAGAATCGTTTGGTTAATACTATAATTATATATTAAATATTTTCCTTTAATACATAAGTATAGTATAACATGAATTAGGGCATAACCTCAATCATTCAAAGTTATACCCATTATTCATCAAATGAATACTATACTCCTTGTGGGTAATGGGGGACGTTTCTACTCTCCTGTTATGTAAAAACTAAAATCACAGTCCTCACCAAAGGAAATATACTTTTGTTCAGTCTTTACAACCTCTCTCAGCACATAACCGTGGTCTGGATGTTTCATTACCTTGCCATTTTTA